GACAATAAGGAGAAATTGGATAAGTATTATAAGAAAGCTATTAGAATTTCAAAATATGCTCCAGCTATTCCTAAGTTTCCTATTCAGTATACAAAATTAGCAGAAACTATAATTAAAACTTATAAAAGTGTTAAGATACCAGCTGAAGCTTCACGCTGCGTGCCAACTGCAGCAGCATTTATGGGGAAATCTGGAGTTGGAAAAAGTTTGTTAATTGGAACTGTATTACCTATAATATTACTTCTAAAAACAAAACTGTGTGAATCAGCAAGTCAAGCACAATTTAGTATTTGGGCACGTCCCACGGGGCAGAATGTCCATTTTTTTGACGGTTATACTGGTCAAAAGGTAATGTATGTAGATGATTTTTTAAAAGAAATTGAAGCAAAGGATGCGTCGGATATGATAAATCTTATATCGTGTACCCAGACTCCACTTGAAATGGCAAAATTAGAGGAGAAAGGCCGATTATTTTCATCCAAGTTCATATTAGCTACTACGAATAGTTCAAATTTTGCTAACGTTCATGGACTAATGCATCCAGAAGCACTGTGTACGTGCTTTGTAAATGCGTGGACAATTACTACAAAGAATCAAGATGGATCAAAAGCGGCGTCATGGCTAGCCAACAATTTGGAAGGGAAAACTGTTGAGCAATTAATAGATATGATTGATCAAGAATGGCATTTCTTCTACACCGATGTAGTTGGTGGTCATATTCGATCGAGTGTTACGTTTAGAAGTATTGTAACTCACTTGGTTGATGATTACCACAATAAACAAAATATTCATACTAAATTGACTAGTGCATTGTCAACTATAACTTTACAAGCTGGTGATGCGGAATACTATGATGTTGATGATTATAGTAGAGAAGATGCTATACGAGATTGTATGGCAAACATTAGAGCAAGTAGAATTGATGGCGACTATGAAGAATATAAAGAAATGTTTATAAGTGAATTAAAGTGTCTTGGAATTTATAAATTGAAGAATGGAAAGAACTGGGAGAATGAAACTTTAACAGCACAAGAAATGTATTATTTGATAGAACCAGAAATGGAATCAGTAATTAATAAGGAAAAATGTTGGAAAGGTCTTTGCTATGCAGTATTTGGAGTTGCAACAGTTAGCATGCTAGGAGTAGCAGCAGTAGGCGTTTATAAATTGATTAAATCCATTATTCAAATGTTCCTTAGTGGCGTT